CTAGTAGCGGTACGGGTAGTTTGCATACCAAAAGCGGCCCTGGTCGGATCGCTTAAGCCGCCGTCAGAAGCAGATGCGCGTAAGCGTACCTCTGGGAATGCTAGTGAGCCTGTTAGAGAGCCTATGAGTCCCGCGCTTAGGCCAGTGTGATTGCCGCTTAAAATAGCGAGCATATCAGCGTTAAGAAGATTGGAGCCAGAATGGATAAAAGTACTATCGATAGCCGTATCTTCAAAGGCGCCAGTAATTGCTGTCGCGTTCTTGAACCTAGGTGGTCCAAAATAACCGAAAGGAATCAGTTTCGGATCTGTTGCGCCGGCTTCTACATCAGCCTGCATTTCAACATAAACAAATTTTGACAGATTATCATAGTCGCCGTATTCTTTAAGCCTTCCTTCTGTCGTGTTCCAAACCAAATATTTATCGCCAATCTTACGTGCAACAAAGTTTGGTGAAGTCGGATCAAGAGTACAATTGTCAAACCTTTCCATTACAACCACTCTATTGTCTGTATCAGTGAGTTTACGAAGGATTACCGAGAAAGTTCCATAGTCAGTTGTAGTAGTATTAGATTGCTTAATCTTCTCTATAGAAACTTTTACATTTTTGTGTAACCACGAGCCATGGCCTCTACCCTTCAAGCGGAAGAGCTTCTGCATGCCCTCTGGAGCATAACTACCTGTTATACCGCTCAGATCCTGCCCAACAACCAGCCGGCAACAGCTTCTCTGGAAGATTGTCGTTTTGCATGTGGGCCAATGGTAGCATCACTGTTCTTTGCTATTGGTAGAATTACGCCATAATTAGCGACACCTACCGTACTATCATCGCGAAGAGTTTGTTCGTAAGTTTCTCCCAACCAATATCGAACAGCACTTGCTGATGGATAAAAAGCTCCAGCTGTTGAACACAACTGAGGATTAGTATTAAAACGATTACGGATAAAGGTTTCTGCTGAATCATCAAAGCCAAACTTTACTTTTCTTTGGCCTTGTAGGGAACTCGAAAGAATAACAGTAAAAAGATAGCTGCTATCCGTTGAAAAGACTTTTCCAATACCAGAATTAGTACGAAGACCGCTTCTCAAGGCGTTATTATAAATGTTGCCACTTAATTGAATAGAAGCTGTTTGATCTATGTACCACACAGCCGCCAACTTACCAGTGCCCAATGATGAAGTAGAGGCCACCGACGCACTTGGGAATACAAATAGTCCATAAGCGCCACCATTTCCAGCTGCTGTGTTGGGCCCTGGATCCTTTAATGTCTTCCACCCAGCAACGCCGGCGGTTGTGGCATTATCATCGTCGGTGCCCAAAAGTCTAACATAGGTAAGAGGAGCAACATTTGCTCTTAGAAAGGCCTTTGCGGCATATGTGCCGTACATAGGAGACTGCTTGTTCCCATCACGGGAAATATCGCCGCCGCCGTTCCCAGGAACTGTATCGCCAAACATCGTAACAAATTCAGAGTATGACTGTACCTTAACGGGCGTCATGGCTAGGCCGCGTGTGGCGCGTCCAACTACTACTGGGCCGATGGCTTCAGCAGACTTCGGAATAAAGGAGTTATCGATCTCATTGATAAACACCCCAGGAGATACAAACTTAAAACTTTTAACTGACATATTGTGGATTCCTCATTATTAAATCATATAAATGATAGTGTAATCATTAATTAAATAGTATTTTTGATCTCAAAACGCATTCTTTATGGAAGAAAAAAGTCGTCATTACCTTCAGGAACTGGTCCTTCTGAAGGAAACGTTAATTCTACAACGTTTTCATCTATTCTGACAATGGGACGATCATCATTTTCTCCCTCGCCAATCAAATATCCCAATACTTTAATTGTAATCTCAGAACTATACATTCTCGTATCTTCTGAAAGATTGCCAACATTATTGTTATGGGCAAAGCCCTGATCAATGAATGCTTCATATAAATGGCCGTTTCTCTTCATTGTAAAGGCATTAATTTGGCCTGTTCTTGCTATGAAAGGTGCCAACAAATCATTCATCTGCTGTTGGTATTCTGTTTTGATAATAATTTTATAATCTATGTTTACATACACCGGAATTGGAATTGACAAACTTTGAATAACAACTTTTTTGTTAACTCTTGGAAAATACCTTTGAGGTCCGGATCTGCCGCCGGTAAAATTGGTTTTTGACAGTCCAGCGGCGCCGCTGTCGGTTATTGTAATCGTTGTATTGCCGGCACTGCCGTCTGTGGANTGAGTAACCGTAACAACTGCCCCATCCGACGTAGCTGTAAATCTAGTTCCAGCCGGNCCATTCGAAGTATTAATGACATTCATTAGGTTGGTTGCGGTAGCGGTATTTGAGGTAGTAGCCTCAAATGTCCCATTAACCGAACTTTGGTCGCCTTGCGTAAAGTCATAGTTAGTGCCGTCTGTGGCAATCAAATTCACTTTATCGCCAGCATTAAGTTCGGCGTAATCTGTAATGGTGATTGTTGCTGTAGCGGCGGCCGGGCGGCCAACTCCACCTGCATAATTGGCTCTTCGTATATTTCCAGCGACAGCAAAATTTCTTGTTTTATCTTCGACAATTCTCTTAGCAATAACCCAACGACCAGATCTGCCATTCTTGTTTTTAGAATAATAATGAGCCTGAAAGGCGCCCTTTCTTGCAGGATCTTTAATAATTCCGGTTCTTTCGATTGACACCAAAGGAAGTTTAAGGGCCCCAGCATCATCTCTTAAATCTTTATTGTGTTTAATTTGATATGCTCTTTCTGGCGCCTGCCACAAAACAGGAACCGGCTTAAAGCCATCATTTGAGCGAGCGCTCATTTTTAAATCTTCTTTCAGCCACGAAACTATAGAATAATCTATTGTTTCAATAGTAGATTCTAAAATTCCTATCTCACGTAAGTTATAATTACCTGGCGCCAACATGGCAAAATCAAAATTATTAGGTAGCATCGAATAGTCCCTTCCTGGCTCTCTTACAAGTCGCCACAATCTCAAATTCTTTACCAACATGTCCGAATANCAACTTGGGTTCGGCCAATTTCACTATTTCATAATAGAAATCNCCATATAAAACAAAATCNCCCTCACGTACAAACAAATTCTGATCTTCGGTTAGTCTTCTTTTNTGAAAATGAACCATTACCTCCCATTGTCTATCAATTCCCGCATTTTCTAAATATGCTGTCTCGTCTGACTTCCATTCAACTAGTGCATAAATCCTAACAGGTGGTAAAAAAGTTTTTTCTATTGCCTCTCCATATAAATCATGAAAATCTGTAGTTTCTAAATCAATAGAATAATAAAGAAGTTGTTGACCGATTACCTTTTCGATAAGCTCGTCATTNACTTGTTTGACAAGATCTCTTTCTTTTTTACCTAGAAAAAGCGGAGGGGGCGGCTGTGCTGGTCGTTTCCATTCATTAGACATACTCTATTTATCCCACAAAAATTGGCAACGGCGAATTCTTTAAAGTATTCGTAGCTGCATCTGTAATTTCGACATCGCGCTTGGCAAGTTCCGCGTATTCCATCTCTTTGAGAATTTCCATCAACTTGTCTCTAAGGGAAGCTTGTTCTTCTTTGGCTTGACTCAATAATTCACTATGATTTAGAGTCACGCTTTCGCCAGGAATGGGAATCGTTGTAAACTTACCTCTAATTTGGCCCAACATCTCTTTGCACAATGCTAATGCATATTTTCGGATCCATTGTTTGCCAATCGCATTAATATTGGCGTAAGGAATATTATCAAGAGGCATCGTGTTGACATTGTTAACGCCTTCTATCCCTGATTTATAATTGTCGTCTTCTGTCCAAGCATCTGTCTTGATATAAAACTTAACCCATACCCTACTAGCATCTTGGAATGCCCAATCACTTGGATTAGGAAACAATCTTATTTTATTATTAATCAATTCATAAGAATAATGAGATGTTCTAGTGTAGATTGAATCTTCATACATAATGGCTTGCATTTTGTTTTGCCAAGTTGGAATAATCTCAAAAGTCGAATCATCAGCAAATTGACCATATGTCGAATAATTACCAACCACTCCTACTCCTCCATAGTACCCATAGAAGCGCCACATTGCCCGTGGAGACTTATAAAAAACTTTTGTGACATAAACCCTGTTGAGGCCAACTTTGCCGCTATAGGATACCGCTATGCCGCCGTCGTCAACTCCCGAAGCCGATGAGCTTGAAATAATATTCTGAATATCATAATCCTGTTTATTCTTAACTGGCCTAAAGGAAGCAGAGTACTCTGGAATTGTCCCTCCAAAGCCGGCGGCTCTAGCCAATCCATCGCCAATGTTCATTGCATATGTAAATTGATATCTAGGAAATTTTAAATTAACTCCAGTTGGGCCGGTTTTTCTATCTCCTTTATGATCAAATGTGCCTGTTGTGGCCCCCAATACGCTAGAAAGAACATTTTTTCCATGATGAAGATTGAAAATATAAGAATATTCTAATACTGCCTCCTCATATGCTGCATATACGTTTGCTGGGGTCAATTCAATGTCTATTACGTCTCCACCAAGTTTTTTATATACGTAACTAACTTGCAAGGAGGCACCACTCAAGAAATCTGTTGAACCGGTATAAATTCCAAAAGGAACGGCGGCAGCTACCAAAGCTGCGCTTCCTGTTGAAGTTAAGATCACAGCGCTCTGTGTGGACTTAGGAGATAAATTCGTTGGCATTATCGAGTTTCCTTAATTATTCATTAAATAAATAGTGTTTTATAAAACAAAACCCCCAGATATAATAAAACGAAAATCTCAAAAAATTGGCGGCGAAAAAATTTGAGGGATCGTCATTTTTGATTATTAACCTCAAAATAAAAAACCCCGCCCTTTAAGGCGAGGTCTTATTAAATAAGGGCCTTTAGCTTTAGCTTTTGGCGTCCTTAGCTTTGGGTGCTGCCTTTTTAACTGCTCCTTTGGCTTTAGGCGCTGCCTTTTTGGCTGCTCCTTTAGCTTTAGGTGCTGCCTTTTTGGCTGCTCCTTTAGCTTTGGGTGCTGCCTTTTTAGGGGTTGCAGCTGGTTTGGCAGGTTGCCTTACCTTAGCCCATGGAAATAATCTCATTTTTTTCACCTTATCCTTTTTTTAATTTGTTTATCTTTCCATACAAATTCTGATGTAGTCAACACTGATTGTGTTAGCTGCACTTTCACGTGCGGCAGCGGAGATGTAAGGAAAGAGGATTGTTCCATCTGGGAATCCAGTGCCGCCTCTGCTGACCGTAGCCTTTAAAGAGCCGTTGACATAAGCTTTTATATCAGAACCATTGAAGTAATAACTAAGAGTCATCCAGGTATCATCCGCAACTGCAGTACTAAGCGTTGTAGCAGTTTCGTTATCAGTTTCGGAGGTCAGAAGTGTGAGATCCGTGGATGCAGCACCATCAGCAACATAAAAGCCGCAAGAATCTTCGATATCGTTTCCTTCTGCATCAGTTTCTTCTGTTGTGCCGGCCGCCGAAGCAAGACCGATAAAGAAACCAGTACCAGAGATGTCACTAGTCTTGATTCTGCAAGTCAGCCAAAGCTTTCTTGGACTGGAT